TCCGCGATAACGGGAAGATGAGCAAATATTCAGATAGTCAATAAAGATAATATCCGGTCGGAATGACTTTTTCAGTGCAAGTTCATTCAGAAGAGACTTGAAATGTCCTGCGTGTGCTGAAGCAGTTGGATATTCTTTAATAATTAATGTACCTTGCGTTTTCTTCGCAAGGTTCGTGACCTTGTTCTCGAACATTTGTTTCGGAAGGTCTGCAATATCCTGTATCGGTACATTAAGAAGGTTTGCATCAATTCGCTCTGCAATTCGTTCTTCCGCCATTTCAAGAGTGATGTACAAAACGTTCCTGCCTTGCAATAAGACGGAAGCAGCCACATGGCACATAAAGAGACTCTTTCCGACACCCGTACCAGCCAGAGCGATATTGAGAGTCTTATTAGGTAAACCACCTTTTGTGATTTTGTTAAAGTACTCAAGGTCGAATTCAATTTTCTCTTCCTTCTTATGGTAGGACTCGTATCTTTGTTCGTAGTCTAGCAGATAATCGTGTCCGATGTGTGTATCAAAGGATACTGCTAGAGCATCTGATAGAATACTAGGAATACTATCACGGTTTTTCTTCTCATCTTTACCATCTGCAATATGGATTGATTCCATAAGAGCAAGATAGATCGCACGGTCGCGGCACCACTTCTCAGTAGTATCAACTAACCAATTAAATTCTGTAGGAACATCTTCCAGATAACTGATGATTTGTGTGATTTCTTTAAAAGAAGTTTCATTAATATCTTGGCGATTTTCTACCTCAATACAAAGAACTTCTTTTGTTGCTGGTTGATTGTATTCTTGAATGAACTTAAGAATTTCTTCAAATACAATTTTTTGGTTACTATCTTCAAAATATTCCGATTTGATAAACGGAATTACTTTACGTACATATTCTTCATTATGAAGAAGATTCCTAAGAATCAAAAACTCAACTTTATCCATAGTTAAATGCAAAAGAAATACTCAATCTTGTTTTATCTTCTTTAAAAGGAAGAACCATGTGCAAAAGATATGATGGAAATAAAATCAATACCGAAGATGTTGGATAAAGATGATAAAAATCTATATTAAATGGAGATGGTTTATCAGTAAATAGATGAACTTTCTTTCCGTATGAAGGATCTTGTAAAACCAAACAACCACCATCTTCATTATTCCAAGAACCAGCACGTAATGGATTTTTATCCGTATAATTAAATCTCCAATCGTTTTCGTTAATAGACTCAATTGGATAATAAACACCAGCAAGAGCGGTTGTTCCATGGTGATGTATAAAATTTAAATCACCACACTGATTTATATTTGCCCACAAATCTTTGCAGACAATTCCTTCACGATATCCATGCTGCCTACAATACTCATTCCCACACTTTGTTATCAACTCGCAAAGTTCTTTATAACTATTATACTTTCTCTCTAAGTTAGTTTTACTATGCCACCCACCCATATTACTATGGTCTTTTCCTGGATTATTTTCTTTTTCAGAAATGGCATCCTCAACTAAACTAAGATTAAGATTGTGATTTTCCTTTCCAAAATTTACTAATCCAATTGGAATAGGAAATAGTGGTAAAGATTTAAGATCCATAACTAAACTCTTGTTTTGCAATTTCATCAAGTTTTTGCATTACTTCTTCAGTAAAATATACTTCAGGTTCTTTTAGAATCTGTTTAGCATATAATTTCTTACCATCAATCTCATAGCGTCCTGCTACATTCTTCCAAAGTCCACCAATCTCACCGAGTTCAAGAAGACCATAATATCGATCAAGACCACGCTCATCATAAAACAAACGAATCTCAACATCTTTATTTTCCTTACTCAAACGCGACTTAGCAGTCTTAGCTTTGATAATATTGCCGACCACTTCTGTTCCATCCTTTTCTTTCTTTTTGCTGAGATAAATGATCGTACTTGCTGCGTATTTGAGTCCAGAACCTCCCCCCATTTCTTTCGTTGGTACATAAGCTCCGATGACATCGTATGTATGATTTGTGACAATGAGCGGTACATTTGCTTGTCCTAGTTTGAGTGTGAGCATTCGAAATGCACCTTTGATGAGTTGGGATTTAGTCATATCCCGAACTTCCTTTTCATTCAGTGCATCAGTAATTTCTTTAGTTGTAGAGAGCATACCTAAAGAGTCTAACACAAACATACAAGGTTTGCGGTTCTCTACAGGTGCCTTCAAATACATATCTACTGCTTTGAGTGCTTTTGTTCGAAACTCTTCAATAGTCACAACATTTACAACTACCAATCTTGTTGTATCAATTCCACGAGATTCTACAAGTGACTTAGTGATAGCTGCTTCAGTATCAAAATAGAGGCAATACCCATCGGGATTGGAATTAAGAAAATTCTTAACAACGGCGAGACTGAAGAAAGTTTTTCCAGTACTAGACTCTCCAGCAATAGCAGTAATCTTATTCCCAGATACACCACCAAATACACTACCCGAGACCAGTGCATTAAAAATGTATGAACCCGTATCAACATAAGTTTCTGTTTCATCAATATCTGATGCCAACTTAGTAAAGTCATCACCAATTTCTTTTACAATATCTTTTAAAAAATCCATTAGGAAAAAAAGGAATCAAGGTTTACAGTTTTTTCTACACTCCACCCAATAGAATCGAGTATGACTCTCATAGGTTCTAAAAATGCTTTCTCAAATTGTAAATCATAATCCACATATTTGTCAATTTCAAGTTCTTTAGGAAAATCTTGAATATAGGAGATTACATTTTCATGAATTGAGTTTGGCTTTTTAAGATAACAAAATTTAATTTTTTCACCATTTTGAATGAGAGAATATTTATTTGTTAAATTATTTTTTGTTATATAATAATTATAAAGAAGTGCTCCGCGAATGTGAATGGGAGTTCCTTTTTGATAGATTGAAGTACTTGACTTATATTTGTTTACATCAGACGCAGAACGAGGGAATGAAACTTGCTCTGGAGGAAGTTTTCTAAAGTTACTTCTACTTTTTTCAATAAATTGTATTACGTCATCTTCAGTTCCATTCATCATCAATTTTAAAGTATCTTTAATCATCTTACGACAAGGTGCTGGTGTAGAAGATTTAACTGCTTCAATACCCATTATTTTAAGTTTAGGTTCTTCATAACGAACACCTTCACTATCCCATACGTTGAGAATATAACGCTTTTTCGCAGTCCAAATCCCACGATCAGCAATATTCTCCCTCTTCATCTGCATCTTTTGATCATATGCATTTACATAGTCAGCCAATTCTTGGTAGCAACTTTCAATATACTTTTCAAGTTCCACCTTACAGATCTTATCAAGGAACGAAACAATGCTTTCAGTAGTTTTCTTTCTTCCTTTGTATACACATTCAACCAAAGGGCCCATATTAAGGTAAATAGAATCAGTATCTGAAGCAATAACATAATCAACATCCTCCGTTTTGAGAAGTTTATTTAAATATACATTCATTTTACTCTCAATCCATCTGATTGCAACCTGACCACTTAGAGTAATTGCTTCCGCGTTTGCTAATTTAAAATACCTAAAATATTGATTTCCAATAGCACCATAAGCACTATTCAAAGAAATCTTTTTTGCCATTTGAATATTATTACACCTAGCAATTTCCTTTTCTAATTCTTTTGTTGGGATCTTTTCATATTCTTTCTTTGCCTCAATCATTTTCTTTTTAAAAATGACACGTTCATTATACATCTTTTCCATAAGTTCCGGAAGCATTCCACGGAAATCTTTACGATACATTGCTCCATTAGCACATACTGCATAATCTTTATAGAGTTCAAAGTTTGTCAGTTGGTCAAGAATGTTATCTACAGAAGCAGTAGGGTGCCTATCATCCACCAAAGTTTCGGGTGAAATATTATACATCATAATTAAATGAGGATATAGGGAATTTAAGTCAAAGTTAACAACCCAATCATAAACACCCGGTTTTGGTTCTTTTACATAAGCACCAGCATACTTTGCATCCTTCGAGGTCTTTTCTTTAGGTGGAATGACAATATTTCTTTTTTTGAGATAATTGTAGATAATATTATCCCACATCCTTACTTGAAAAAATACATCAGCATAATTTACTTTAGCATCGTAAGCCATAGTAATTGCCAATTCAATTAATTTCATTTTGTCTTCCAATCGGTCAACAAGTTCTACGTCAATGATGTTATATTCTACAAATTTTTGCCAATTTTTAGTATAAAAATCTTTGAATGTATCAAATTCAGAGTGATCAAGTTTTTTCTGTCCCAACTCAACTTCGGCAATATAATCCAGACGGTATGACTCTTGTGCTTTATACGTAAACTTCTTATAAAGATCCAAATAATCTAACTGAGTAATGCCACCAATATCATAGGAAATTTGCGTTCTACCTTTAATGACCATTTCTCTTTCACTAACGAGTCCCCAAGGAGAAAAAGATTTCATTATCTTTTCACCCAAAACTCTACTTAAGCGACGACAAATATAAGGAATGTCATAAAATTGAATGTTCCAACCAGTAATTACTTCTGGAGTATTTTGAGTCCAGTAAGAGAGAAAATTTTGAAGAAGTTGGTATTCTGACCCACATTCAATATATTTTACATTAGATTGATTACATTTAAATGAATGCAAACCCCAAGTAATAATTTGCTTAGTAGCATAATCCTGAATAGTAATTGCCAAGATTTCTTCCGAAGCAGATTCGGTATCAGGAAATCCATTTTCTGATGCAACTTCAATATCAAGAGTTACTAGTTTAATTTTAGTTATATCAAACTTAATTTCATCTTCAGGATATTTTTCCGAGATGTACTGAAAAACATAACGATCGTTTCCGTAAATTTTAAATCCATCTACACTCTCGTATTTTTTATAAAACTCTCTACAATCACGAACTGAACCAAGAACAATTGGTTCTACATTTTCACCATCAAGAGTTTTATATTTTGATTCTTTTTTAGAAGGAACAAAAAGAGTTGGGGAAAACTCTTCTTTGAACATTATACTCTTACCATCATCATAACCTCGAACGAGAAATTGATTCCCAATCATCTGCACATTAGTATAAAATCTCATTTAATCAGGTTCTCGTATTTTTCAAGTAGTGTTGGAGTTGGATCAGCAAGAGTAAGAATCTTATCCGAACTTATCATAAATGTATCTTCTTTTGTATATCCACAAAGAAATGGTTCTAATGTTTGATCATTCTTAACAACAAACGGGTTAACCAGTTTGCAGTCAGGTTCTCCAATATCTGATACAACTTCTTCAATCCGACTGATTAGAATTAGACTGTTTGTTAATGCTAATACTTTCGTTAGATTCATCTTCTTTAATACCTAATACTTGAGTTTCATAAAGTTCTTTGAGATTATCTACTGGTTCTACAAGAGACACAATATAATTAGGGTGCAACTCAATAGT